AACTTTTATGGGTCGGCAAATCGTGTGGCAGTCAACCTTACCATCTCCGGTAATACATACAATTATGATGTCTTTGCAAATCGTGGCCCCACGTACTCTCCGGGTAGTTCTGATATTACGGTAACCGTTAACCCCGGCGTTACTGTTGGTAGCACCTCGACAGGCGCGTATGCCATGCTGGTTCCGTCTGGGTTTAGCCCCGGCGACACAGTTAGGATTGTAAATAACGGTGTTATTCAAGGTATGGGCGGTGCTGGTGGCGTTGGTGGCCCCGCAACGTCACCTAATTCTACTGAAAACCCTGCGCTTAGAGGATCGCCCGGATCGGGTGGCGGAAATGCGCTGTATGTTAATCGACCGACCGTAGTGACTAATAACGGCACTATTGCCGGTGGCGGAGGCGGAGGCGGCGGGGGGAATGCGACTGCAGGTGTTAACCCCAAATTTTTTAATTACAACAAAGGTGGTGGCGGTGGTGGCGGTGGTGCAGGGTTTAACGGTGGCGCAGGTGGTGCGGCTGGACCTGCTACTGGTGGCCCCGAAGCATTGCCCGGCGTTGCTGGTAGTGCTGGCACATCCCCCGCCGGTGGGGCTGGCGGTCCCGGACGCCCATCGGGTGTAGGTGGTTTTTCAGGTGGTGGTGGTACTGGTGGTGGTCGGGGCGCGGCAGGTTCAGGAGGTGGAGTCAGTACTAGCCCTAATCCGGCCAACTACGCTAGAAATTCAACTCCAGCTCCCGGAGGTGCGGCAGGAAATTATCTGGTGGGAAATCCGTTTGTTACGTGGCCTGCAACAGGGACAAGACAGGGCGGAGTAAGTTAATTTAGGAGTTTTTATGAATACACTGTATATGAAGATTCAGGCGTTTGAAGAGACTTCGTACTCGTTGCTAGTGTCGTTTGCGTCTGATACAACCAAATCGCAGAACCCAGACGATTATCCGGCGTATGCGTATCAACCAATGAATATGTGGCCTGATATAACAGACCCCAACGAGATAGAGTTGAGAATTGCTTCTGCGGGCGTTTATATTGCGGAACAACAAACACGGGAAGAGCAGTTTATTGACAATCCTCAGCAGGTAGCGACGTATCAAGCTATGGTTGGGCAAGAGAAAAGCTACCCAGTAAGTGAACTGATCCCTCCTCCGCCTGATCCTATCATTGAGGTGTAACCATGCAACAAAGAGCATACGCAGGGTTTGGATACGTAGTTGTTCAGAATATCATCCCAGCCGGTGAAACCAACATCATTTCCGAACCTGTATTTAACAATGTATTTTCTGTCGGGGAGTCTTTCCCGTATCTGTGGTTGTACACCAAAGGCACGGATGTGCTTGTCAACGTAGATACACAAGAGACCATAACTCGGACAGCGGGACAGTCCACGGTAGAGAACCCGTTTCCTATAGGTACTTGGAGAACTACGTTACCCGAAAATCTTGAGTTTTGGTGTATAAGCGGTTTTTCAAACCCGAATAAAAATCCGCCAATACCAAACACCGCTATTTTTTCGTTGTTGGATGGACAGGAAACCGTTGTGCCGCACGGGACAAAGTTGTTTTTAGCAAGTGGCGCATTACAGATTGGTACTGCTGTAATTCCATTTGGTAAACAAATTGAGTTCAAATCTGGAGACAGAGCCGTATCGGCGATTGGTGATGCCTACGGATTCATATTTTTATGATCTATCTTCCTAAGCTGATCCCATTAGATTTTTGCCATTTTTTTACTCATGTGTTGCTACGTCAAGCTGATATAGCTCCGCGTGGTGATAGTCAAATACCCGGCGCAAAAGCAATCCTTGACCATGAATATATGTTCGAGACTTTGCATGAACGACTTTGGCCTGTCATTGAACAAACTACAGGGGAGGAGTTAATTCCTACGTATGCGTATGCAAGGCTGTATGGAAATGGTGACGTGCTAGAGAAACATACTGATCGTCCCGCCTGCGAGGTCAGTATAACTATACAGCTTGGTAGGTCGCATCACTATGCGTGGCCTATATACATGGGCGGTAGGCGCATCGATCTTGGTGAAGGGGATGGCGTTATATACCCCGGCTGCGATATTGAGCACTGGCGCGACAGATGTGACGGCCCTGAAGGGTACTACTCCGGGCAGGTGTTTTTACACTTTGTGCGTAAGGACGGTAAATACGCATCGGAAGCAGGCGACAGTACGACACGCAATAATTATTCGTACGGTAAAAACAGGTCTGCCGTAATGGAGTGTAAATGAAGGAAATGCTCTTTCAGCACGGTAAGCGCATACGTGTGTATGACGGATTATTTGATGCTCACTACAGAACCGATGTTTATGCATTTGCACAGAGGTCTTATTTTTCAATCGGTTGGACTGACGGCGCTATAGTAGAGAAACAGGCGAATAGGTTTTTTCATTCTGTGTATTCACAGGATGACGTAGATAGGCTTGGCATCCTTGAAAAAATTGCTGAATCAGAAGCGGCAAGCGAGTTGACAGGTTATAAACTAGAAAAAACAATTTTAAATTTATCAACTGCGGCTGACACTAATTATGTGCATACACATGTTGAAGATAAAGTGTTGTTGTACTACGTTAACCTTGAGTGGTTTGATGGTTGGCATGGGGAGACTTTGTTTTTTAGCGAAGACCATAAAGATGTTGTGTATGCGTCACCGTATACGCCGGGTCGTTTGATTTCGTTTGATGCAAGGATTCCGCACACGATACGCCCGCAGTCGCATATAGCTGCACAGTATCGATTTACGTTAGCTTTAATTTTTAATAAACAATGATATACCCAATACCACCACGCAACATGCCCGGCAAAGATCACCTTGCTTATTGGGAGGGGTTTTTGTCTGGCGAAGACATCAACCTATTGTTAGCGCAACCAGAGTGGTTACATCTCCAAGCTGGATGTATTGGCGGTGGTGGAGGACAAAGTGCAGTAGATGCGTCGATAAGGTCTAGTGAAATAGCATGGATTGGGATGAAACCCGAACTGGTGCATGTGTGGGAAAAGTTAGCTACTGCAACCGCAGAGATTAACAGGCGGTTCTTTCATTTCGAGCTAACAGGCTTTCATGAACCTATGCAGTTAGGGCTGTACACAGAAGATAAGCAAGGGCATTACAACTGGCATACGGATGCATCACCGGCTGATAACCATGTGCCGCGTAAATTGTCTATGGCAATGTTGCTGTCAGACCCATCAGAATTTGAAGGTGGTGAGTTTCAGGTAAAGACGAATACGGATGAGGCGCAAACTCTAGAGTGCAAGAAAGGAAGGGCTTGGTTCTTCCCCTCGTATACATTGCATCGTGTTGCGCCGGTTACAAAAGGAATGCGTCGGTCATTGGTGCTGTGGGTTGGCGGACCAGCGTTTCGGTAAACTTATGAAACTGAATTTATCCATAACACCAGCGAATCAAACAGTAGCGGCTTGCATATCGCAACTGTCGGTTCCGGTTGGCTTTGGGTTGATTTTAGTTGAGGCTGCACAATCGCTGTGGCTATTAACCTCCATAGTGATGTATATGGCAATGCAGTTGTCTGTAACAGTCGGGTGCCATCGCTTGTTTACACACAAAACATTTGAATGCCACAGGTTCTGGCATTGGATTTTTGCGTTTCTGACTGTATTGACATGGCAGGCTAGTACGGTGTCTTGGGTGCACGTCCACTCAATCCATCACGCACATGCCGACACAAACAAAGATTCTCACATAACCAATTGGAGTTTTCTGTTTATTAAGAAGTATAGAACTCTGACCAATAAACACTCTAGAGTTGTTGCATTGTTAGCTAAAGACCCTATGCACTTGTTCTTTCATAACTATGCGCTGTTAGTTATTCTGGCGACTAGCCTCGTGTTTTTTGCAATCAACCCATTGCTGCTGCTGTATGGATTGATACTGCCCATGGGCTATTACTTCATAACCACAGGGCTACACCAAATACTCAGCCATAGAGATGGTACGCCTCGGAATCTGCCGTGGTTTGAATTAGTGTTTCCTATGGGGGAGTGGATTCATGCAGACCACCATAAAGCACCGAGTTCGTGGGATTTTGGTAAGTATGACCTTGGCACGTACTTGATTCGTTGGATCAAAAGATGAGCTATTTTCGAAAACTTAACCTGACAATAGATGCGAAGTGGGTTATGGAAACCCCGCATATGCTGCTTCAAACCACTGACATTGGTGAGATTAGCAAATACAAATACGCATCGTGGGGGGATAAGTCGCTCGAACCGACGCCGCTTTTGATGTACTCATTACTGCCAGAAGTTGAGCAACAGATAATTGATTCGCTGCCAGATTCGTTAAAACATAAAGAAACGCCGCGAGCTTTTCTAATGAAGATGAAGCGCCTGTCTGACAAGCCGAACATGTTGTACCCGCATGTTGACAGGGCGAGACGAACTGCAATTAATTTTTATCTTGCTTGTGGTGATGAAACCACACAGTTTTATGACGTGGACGAGGCTGAAAAGTCATTGACGCCCGCCGAAAGTTTCTGTGCAAAGGTTGGCGATTGCTGGGTGTTAGATGTTTCTAAACCGCATTCTGTTGTTATGAATGCCGCTCCCGAGCGAGTGGGGCTTACGCTGTCGTACCGCCGTACTAAGTATGCAGACTTTGTTTTTAGTGAGGAATAAATTGACCCGCTAACGCTACTTGC